AAAACTTTTACAAAACCATTTAGAGCTTTATATGGAAGATTAACAGGTAAGCCAATACAGTATGTCAACCCAGAAGCGGCGGCTGAAGCAAATGCTAGAATACAAATGGGTTATTTACTTTGGGGTACTGCAATTCATTTTGCATTACAAGGTAAATTTACAGGTGGTGGAGATAGAGATTATAGAATAAATCAATCTAAAGAAGCTACAACAGGTTGGCAACCATACTCTTACGTAACAAATGATGGTCAGTATGTTTCATTAAATAGATTAGACCCAATATTTATGCCATTCTTTATTGCGGCAGATATGATAGAAAATTTAAACAAACATTTAGGAACATTTGAATCATTGCCTGATGGATTAGAAAAAGATTACACAGAATTAGCTATGGGTACAATCGCTACTTTAACTAGAAATGTAACTTCTAAATTTTATACAAAAAATATATTAGAATTTGCAAACTTAATTATGAGTGATGATGCTATGAAAGCTAGAGCTCCTGATAGAGTTATGAGTGCTGTTGCATCAAGAGGTTTCTTTAAAATAGTTCCATTATCAGGTGGATTAAGATATACTTCAAGAATACAAGATGAATGGGAAAGAGACTTATTTACTTTAAGTGATAGATTAAGCACATTAGATGCAGGACAATGGTTTACAAAAAGAGAAAGTTTAATGCCTAAAAGAAATATGTTAGGTGAAAAAATTGATAGAAAAACAGGTTGGTTATTTGGATTAGGTGGAGAAACTGGTTTATGGTCTACACCTTTTGCAATGACACAATGGAAAAATGATAAGATTGCTAAATTTATAAGAGATAGAAGATTTGATTATTTAGCACCACCAAAAACAGATAGATATGTAAAAGATAGTTTAGGAAACGGTGTAGATTTAAGAACAATAAAAGACTCTAATGGACAAACAGCGTATGATTATTGGTTAGAACAAAAAACTAAAATTAAAATACCTTACAACGGTAAAGAATATAATCTTAAAGGGTATTTAGAAGCTCTTATAGAAGACCCAGAAAGTGATTTGTACAATATTAAAGATAAAGTTGTAGTTAGAGGTAAAGATTTACAAGCTCAATTTATATTAGATATAGTACGTAAAGTAGAAAATGCGGCTTATTGGAAGATGATGGAACATTTCCCAGAGCTAGAAAAAGAATATGAAATACAGCTAGGTGAGATGGCTAATGCTTATAAAAATAATGGTAAAAAAAGAGCAAAATCTGATTTAGATATAATTTTAGGTAATTAACAATAAAGTACCCCTTTTAGATAAAATAATTAAAATTAAGGAATTTAATGGCTAATAGTTTTGTAAGATACACTGGAAACGGCAGTACGAGTACGTATTCTATACCGTTCAGTTATAGAAGTACAGCAGATTTATCAGCTACAGTTGCAGGGGTAAACACTACATTTACTTTAAATGCGGCAGGAACAACTCTGACTTTTGCTAGTCCACCTGCTAATCTTGCGGCTATTGAGATTAGACGTAAAACGTCACAAACGTCAAGACTAACTGACTATGCTTCAGGTTCAGTGCTTACTGAGTCTGATTTAGATACAGATAGTACACAAGCATTTATGATGTCGCAAGAAGCGATTGATAATGCTGATGACGTAATTAAAATATCTAATACAGATTTTCAATATGATGCTACCAGTAAACAAATTAGAAATGTTACTGACCCTACGTCTGCACAAGACGTGGCTACAAAAGCATACACAGACAGTATTTTAACAACAAACACTACGGCAGTTACCAACGCTACAGCACAAGCAAATGCGGCGGCGGCGAGTGCTACGGCGGCGGCAAGTTCACAATCAGCCGCTTCTGCGTCTGCATCAACAGCTTCAACACAAGCTACAAATGCGGCAAACTCAGCTACACAAGCGGCTAACAGTGCGGCTAGTGCAACAGTAACAACAGGATTGGTTATAGCTATGGCTATAGCTTTATAATAAAAGGAAAAAAATGGCTCAAAACTTTAGAAGAAATACAAGCAACAATGTAGGTACTTCACCAGTAAGTGTATATACAGCAGATAGCTTTGATACTATAGTTGGAATAGCTTTAACAAACGTGTCAGGTTCATCTATTAATGTAGATTGTTATATTAATGATGGTTCTAATGACATACATTTAGTTAAATCTGCTCCTATACCTGTAGGTTCACAGCTACAACTTATTGATGGTGGTGCTAAAATTGTCGTACAATCAGGAGATGTAATCAAAGTAGTCTCTGACACAGCAAGTTCATGTGATGTGTGGGTGTCTGCGGTTGATGCAATTAGTACATAATGGCATATATTGGACAATCACCTAGTGCAGTAATAACAACAACAGCTCAAATTCAAGATGGTGCAGTAGAGTTAGCTGATATTTCTGCGGCGGCACAAGCAAGTTTAGGGACAGTAGATTTTTATGGATTTAAAAAATTAGCTAATGGTACATTACAATTAGATTTTTCTAATGGCAGTGATAATTTATCAGTAGCAAATAACAATACACAACAATCAGACATATACGCTGAAAGTTTTGTATCAAAACGAGGACTAACATTTTCAGTAGATGCCAGTGGCAATCTGAATGTTACAATATAACAATAATAAGGAGAAAATAAGACAATTATGGCAACATTAAATTTAGGTAGAATTAAGCCAGTATTTCAAGGTGCTTACAACAACTCAACAGCTTATGTAGTTGATGACATTGTAACATTTGGAAATGAAACTTTCATTTGTATACTAGCTTCTACAGGTAACGCTACTTCCAATGCTACCTATTGGACAAAATTAGCGGCTAAAGGAACAGATGGTACAGATGTAGGTACTACATTAACAACACAAGGTGATATACTTTACAGAGATGGCTCTGGTCTAGCAAGATTAGGATATGGAACAGCAGGACAAGTTTTACAAACTGGTGGCTCTGGTGCTAATCCTAGTTGGGGAACTATATCATCTGACTGTGTAAAAGTTGCAGAGTTCAGTCATACAAGTGGTTTGGTAACAAACTTTAATTTGGATAATATCTTTAGTGCTACATATCCAGTTTATAGAGTAATTTTTCACGATATGTTGCATAATGGTACTGGTTCTCAAGGTTGGCTTCGAGCAATAGAAAATAATGGCAATACAGATTCAGGAAATAGTTATGAAATGGCAAATAATGGAAGAACGTCTGGAGGTACTGATTTAACTGGTTCAAGTTCAAATCAATCATACGTTCAACTTTCACAAGACTTATCATCTGATACTGAAAAAACTTCAACTATTGTAGTAGATATAGTTCAACCATATCAAACTTCAGCTTATAAATGGTTTGGACTTCATAGTTTTTTCTATTGCAATAATAGTTCTGATATGAGGTATTTAATTGGTGGTGGTGTATGGAAAAACAATAGTACTCAAATGCGAGGATTGACATACACAGCACAAGGTACATCAAATTATATAAAACGACTTAAAGCAGTTGTTTATGGATTTAAAGGAGCATACTAATATGACAAAGAAAATAACATTTACACCAAAAAATCCTGAAGGAGTTATTGAAAATATGACACCTGAAGAAATTACACAAGCTGAAGCAGATGTAATTACTGGAAATAATATTAAAGCTGAAGAACAAGCACAAGCAGATTTAAAAGCTAGTGCTAAAGCAAAGTTAATTGCAGGAGAAGCATTAACTGAAGATGAAGCTAACACAATAGTATTATAGGACACTAATGGCTTATATAGGAACAGGGTTATCCAACTTACAACAACTAGATAAGCTAGATAATATAACATTATCAAGTGCTACAACGTACAATATAACTAAAGGTGGTACAGCTTTTGTACCGCTATCAGCTAATAATGTAATTTGTAGTATTAATGGTGTAGTACAGTTTGGCAATTTTACAGTATCAGGAAGTCAGATAACATTTACAGGTGCAACACTAACGTCATCTGATGTTATGGACTGGATATTACACATAGGTAGTGGTGTTCAGCTACAACCTAATGACAATTCTGTTACTGCGGCTAAATTATCTACAGCAGGTATCTCATCAGGACAAGTATTTAAGGTCAATGACGCAGGTAACGGTTGGGAGCTAGGTAATGCTTCTTCAGCAGAAGTATATGGCTTTGAAAGATACTATGAACCATCAACAATACATGTTACTGTAACTTATCAAAATGTTGGTGGTGCAAATAAATATTTTATTAATGGTGTTCAACAAGATACTTTAGAATTATTTGAAGGTAATACTTATATATTTGATTGGTCTTCAGCAACTTCACACCCATTTAGATTTTCTACTACTTCTAACGGAACACATGGCGGTGGTAGTGAATATACAAATGGTGTAACAGTTGATTCATCTAATTATAAAACAACTATTGTAGTAGCTAGTGGAGCTCCAACTCTTTACTACTACTGTCAACATCATAGTGGAATGGGTGGACAGGCTAACACACCTGCACCAAGACCAAACAAATTAAGATATATCACGACTAATCAAGGTCAAGATAACATTACAAACGCAAAATACGCCACGTTTAGTGATGTCTTATACAGTGCTTCAGGTTTTACCTTTAGCATGGACAGCAATGGCGACTTAATAGCTACAATATAACAAGGAGAAAATAACAAATGGCTACAGTAAATATCGGTTCGTTGAAGTTTAACTGGAAGGGAGCTTACAACGGAAGCACAGCCTATGCAATAGATGACGTTACAGAGTACAATGGGTCGTCTTACATTTGCATATTGGCAAGTACAGGTAACCTTCCAACTAATACTACGTACTTTCAACCAATGGCAACAAAAGGTACTGACGGTACTGACGTTGGCACAACATTAACAACTCAAGGTGATATTTTATATAGAGATGGTTCTGGTCTTCAGCGATTAGCTAAAGGTACAGCAGGTCAGGTTCTTAAAATAAATAGTGGTGCAACTGCACCTGAATGGGGAACAGATGAAGGTGGTACAGTCGTTCAATTAGTACAAAAATGGATGAATACTACAACAACTCAATCAGGTGGTGGTTATAATGTTTTCTATGATGTTTCAGGATTTACTCAAACATTTACACCTCAAAAAGCAGGTAGTAAAATATTAGTTGACTTAAATGCTACTATAGGAAACACAGCTGATTATGGTGGAATGAAAGTCGGTGCTAATATAAATAGTGCAGGGTGGAATGATATTGGTATGCCTGATGCTTCAGGAAGTAGAACTAGGTCTTGGATTGGAAACCATTATCACTATTCAGACACTTCAAGAACACAAACATTTAACGCAAAATATTTATGGACACCAACATACAGTTTAGGAAATTCCATAGAGTTTAAAGTTATGTGGGGTGTAAATAGTGGTTCAACTGTAGTTTTAAATAGGTCTTATTCTTCAACAAATAATACTGGACACTATTTAGGTACTTCATCATTAAATTTATGGGAGATAAACTAATGACAACAAAAAATATATGTGACGCAATATTAGCAATTAATCCAACTGCTATTTTTAGAATAGATGGCGATTGGGTATATGAAAATATTGTGTGGGTAGATGGCACAGCTCCAATTTCTAAATCAGATATTGAAGCAAAACTTTCTGAAATACAAACAATAGAAGATAATAAAATACAAGCTGATAAAGATTTGAAAGCTAGTGCTAAAGCTAAACTTATTGCAGGGGAAGCTCTGACACAAGAAGAAGCAGATACAATCGTTTTATAATAAAGGAAAAAAATGGCAATCATAACAGTAAGAAATCGTGCAATAAACCTAGATGCGGCAGAAATTCCAAACCTAGATGCAAGTAAAATTACTACAGGTAACTTTGATGCAAGTCGTATCGGAAGCGGCACGTTTGCAGACGCAAGAATAGCGGCATCTAACGTATCTCAACACGCAACATCTTTTGATGATAACAAACTTGTTAATGATATTTCTACACTTGCTTTAAGACAAGCATCTAACGAAAACAAAGGTGCTTACAATACTAACTCAATGTATATAGATGTATTTCAAGATAGCACAGGAATTACTAATTTAACTAATTCTTCAAGAAATGCTAGTGAATATATGACTACAATAAATGAAGTTTTAGGTACATCAAATTCAAATCAAGACAGTTATCTAAATGACAGTGCAAGGTCAGCTATGGGTATGCCACATCAATATGGAAGTAATCCTGCTTTGTTATATGATGGCAGTTTAGGTGGAAGTAATGGAATGATTTATTGGGCAGGTTCAGATACATCACCTAGTCCTAGTGGGGGTATTCCACAATTTACAGGAACTTTAAATTATGATGATGGCGTTAATGGTGTTTCAGGGTATCACCCTTGTTTCTTTAATTTTATGGGAAATAGTGGTTCACCAAAAACATTAATAAATGGCAGTACGATTGATTGGTATTCTAGAGAAACGTCTGGCAGAATTAATGGTCATTATTGGATTTATCAAGGTTTAGATGACACTTGGTATCAAATGGTAGGAACTGGCAGAGGTAATACGTCAGGAACTTGGGGTGTAGGAAATACTTTAGGTTCGTCTAATAGTGATGGTTGGAATGGAATTACCTATACTGGGTCACCTGTTGCAGTAAAAGCTATTGCTTTACTTTCAACAAGTCATCAAAACGGAAATTTATACTCAGGTATTCAAGAATTTAGTTTTGAAATGGCAGATTATACTTTAACTGCAAATGCAACAGGCTCATTTGAAAACAACGCAATTACCGCACCATCAACAAACAAAATGGGTGCAATCATAACTTATCAAGACAATGCAGGTACTAACGCATTAAACACAGATATTATTTTAAAATTATCAGCAGACAATGGTAGCAACTATTCAACAGCTACACTTACAGCTTTACCTGATTTTGCTACTGGTATTAAAATGGCAAAGGTAAATGACCTCTCAGTAACAGCAGGTACACAATTAAAATATAAATTAGAATTTGCTA